TGCATGGCCATAGAAAGCGGGTTTGCTGTCTGATAACTTGAATAATCTAGTGCCATGATGGTTTCCTATTATCCTGGTAGAACAGCGCCCGGCGCACCGGCAACGGTTACATAACCTGCTGAAGTTGACGGTGGCGGTGTTGCTGACCTAGCAAACGGGCCATAGCCCATCGCTCCCATGCCACCTAGGTAGCCAACCGATCCAGCAACATTGCCCCAGGCTTGACCTTTAGCAAGCTGTGCCTGTGCCTGTGCTTGACCAGTTTGAGCGTTCAAGTTGCCAATGTTAGACGCCATAGTCATGCCTGCCGCACCGACACCAGCACCAGACGCTTGGCCCATTGTGGCAAGGTTCTGAGCTGCGTTGCCGCCGAATGTAGCCATGCCGCCAAGTTTGGAATACTGGTTTTCGATCATCTGAGATAGAACCGCTGGCCTGAACTGAGCCAGTGCAGCTTGGATATTTCCACCGCGAAGACCGCCAGTTGCTGATGCGTTCTGCAGTATCGCGTTCTCGCCTTGGCGAACTTGCTCCAAGTACAGCGGTGACTCCTCGATTCGATTGATAGCCTGCTGTTGAGCCTCTGCGCCAAACATTCCAATCAATGCTTGCTGCTCATTAAGTGCCGGTTGAGCAATATCTGAATAAGACGCAATCTGTCTTAGCGCCGGGGTTCCAGCATCGACGTATGGCTTCAGCGTGCGCTGCATAGCCTCAAATTGAGCGCGTTGCTCGTCAATGCTTGCGCCAGATGCCTCTTGCTGCGCCTTTGCCGCCTTGCTTGCCGATCTTGACGCCACGACTCCACCGACAACGGCAGACCCAACTATTGCTGTTGCTACAAAAGACATTATTTTGCTCCTACTAATAGTTCGACACACTCTTTTTCATATTCAATCCATGTGTCGCTCTTGTCGATAAACATATCGTCTAATTTCTCAATATTCGTTTCTTCTGTGGCGTAGATATTTTGCCACACACACTCCTCAACAACGTAAGCTAACTTGCGACCAGGTTCAGCGGTAAAAATAAATGGCGCACAGATAGTATCAATCTCGCCATTTTTACGCATAACGATCTTTCCGGTCAGCATTACATTAAGGTTTTTATCTTTATGACTATGCCCCATGACAAAAGAGCCTGCAGGCATTGTTATTTCGCGGATGTATATACCTGGGCCGAAATGATGAGAGACCTTGCATTCAATCTGCGGCAGATTCAGCATGGCAGCTTCTACTTGCTCAATGCCTTCGTTCTTGGCTATTGCGAATGGTTTAACCAGTGCTACGCTCAATCATCATCTCCTTTTCAGGGAACATCTTGAGCAGACGGAACTCGGATACTCGCCTGACCACATTTTGGGCTATTTATCAACTACAATCAAGTTATCTCTCTACCAGACACCCGCAGAGACAGAGATGACGCGGCAGAAGCTAGTACGCTAATGAAGTCGCCAGTGGCCAGGTTATGACCGACCATCTCAGGAAGCGTATAGGTCTCGCCAACAGCAATTATTCTTGCGTCTACCAGAAGATTGGTGGCACTAGCAGATCCACCGAACGCCACCAGGTTAACCGATACGGCAAGGTTATCCGTTGCGTGAGTGTTAGTCACAGTTGCCTTGTCGATGATTGCCTTGGCTCCTGTCGGTGCCGTGTAGAGCGTTACCTGCGATGCTGCGAGCAGTACCGGGGCGATCAATACCTTGTTACTGACTGTCATGATTTCACCTTAAAGTTGGATCTGCGTTAAGAATACTGAGCCAGAAGACGCTGCAGGCGAGAACGCCGTGGCAGGTATCGCGTCAAGTCGCAAGCTGGTAGTGTCTGCAGCCCACCGAACCTCTACATAATCGCCGATGATGAGACTGACCTGGTACATGTACGAGATCAGTTTCGTGTCGCCGTTGGCCTTAATGGTAAAGTCCGCCCCGCTGTTGGGCACGTCGGTGCCGTTAATTGCGATCCATGCGAAAATCGTAGACGATGACCCGGTCGATGACGTTGCCTGCAGCTTGACGTTTATCTGGTACAGCCCTGCTTGGTTCACCGTCAGTTGCGTACCAGCCACTAGGCTCACGTCATGCTCGGCGCCAGTGCCGTTGAATGTGACCTCATACGCTGTATTGGCTGCTGCTGGTGTCTGGTCAATAGTTGAATAGTAGTTGGCATACGCCAGCCCTGTTGGGACAGTTGTTCTAACCATTACCTCGCCGACAGTGGCGCTAACCACCATAACAGCGGCCACAATTACCACTTGATTCGGTGCCGTTGGCCTGACGTTGGTGAAGTACCCGGCGACGGTTGGAGAGGCGTACAGAATATCGCCCTTGACCCAGACTTCTCCAGCAGGTACGCCAGTGGTGTCGAAGTCTCGAACCCTGCCATACAGCGTGGCCATGCCGATCTCGCCGTCAGCCAAGTCCTGAGTGAGTACTCCAATGAAATACTCAGAAGGAATAGACCCGTCTGCAATGTATGGCGCACACTTGATGTATCCATTGACGCCAGCAAATCCAACTACAGATCCATTTGGGATCAACGACCCAGTGACATTCTCAACGTGCATGTAGGTCTCTTGGCCTACCTGCTGAACCACTTCATTCTTGTGTCCAATGTTTAGCGTGTCATCGAGATCGTTCCACCACATCCTGCCCCTTGCGTAATCAATAGGCGCGTATCGGTTTACGTCAATGGCGTCAACTACTGGGTGCTTGATCTCAGGCTCAACTGGGGCGCTTGTGAGCAGCTCTAGTGCCTCGGCTATGCGTGACAAGGATGCGCTGTTGCTTTCGGCCCTAGCCATCGCTGAGACAGCCTCAATGCCAACGTCCTCGATTAACTGGATCAGTATGACCAAGTCACCAGGGATGATGGCAAATAGCTGCTCAAATGCCCGAATGGATCGCTGGTCAGGGAGAAACTTCGCCAATTCTTCGCGTGTTAGTGGTCGAGGATTGGCCATCAGAACATCAACGGCTCAATTCGAGCCTCCAGTCTGGCAAATGACAGGTGCGCCCTGCTGTCGCCGGTAAACTTCTGAATCCTCCAGTTACGCATCTTGCCTTGTCGCCGCCAGCACAATCTCTTCTGGAAGTCGCCTGGCCCACCAGTGGCGATGGGTGCGTCGGCAGTGTAGTCGATACCGTCATAAGACCATGACGTGCTGATGACGGTATCCGCGTCAACTCGCCCGGTTAAGGCTACCAGCTCAAGGTCGTGGAATACTGCCCCCATGCCTGAATTGTAGACGATAGCCGTACCAAACTCCCACCGGACATCAACGCCCCAGTGAGCGCCATTGGTGTCGGAGAACGTACCCAGTGCGGTTGATTGTGGATCTGCGATGAGCCACTTGTTGTATGCCCAGACAAATGATCTGGCGCGATACTGGGAGAATCCTGTTATGGCAGTTGTCATGACAAGCCAAACTGGTGCCTGCAGCTCACGGCTTGCAGTGGCGTCATAGACCAGTGTTCGATCGGGGAGGTGAACGTACAGGTACTCATGAGCCTTGTCGTTTCGAGCCTCGACCAATGAGATGGACAATTGAGCCTCGGTGTAATCAAGCAGAATGGTATCAATTTCCTGAGAGCTGATCTTGACAGTCTGCCCAGAGGCTCCCATGTAGATGCTTGGTGCCTCGTTTCGGCCTGACCCAACAAAGGCTATTGCCTCCATGAATACGCAGCAGGCGTGAACCCCTACGCAGCCCTTGGATATCTGTGCGCCATCAATGCGAGCAAACGGGAACAGGTCACCGCCGACGTTATCAAATACCTCGATGGTGTAACGGTTTAGTGCGTGAACCTCGTTGCGTAACTTCAGCAGCGCGACCACAGGGTCAGGGTCAATCTCAGACGCCCCATACTTCAGCGGGTTGACAGAAAGCGGGTTGTTTAGTTCAGTGACAATTAGGAATTCGCCGTCAGTGGTCATGAAGTAGCCGTCAACCCAGACCATGTCAACAACAACGCCAAGATCAATGTCTGTCACCTGGGTGAGCACGGCCCCATCCCAGTAGAATAGGTTGTCATTGCTGGCGATGGCCAATAGGTCAAACGAGTAGTCAAACTTGACGTGCTGGTCGAACGTGGAGCCGCCAACATCACCAAGGACTGTCACGACGTTATTAGCAGCAACAGAGATCAGCTTGCTACCAGAAACTCGATAGCAGACATCGTTCCAGTTAATGCCGCCACGGTCAACGCCAATGCCAACGGCCTCGGCAACCATCCCCTCGCCTGGTCGCAGGTAGCTGTTGCTGATACCAGTCTGCACTGGCACCGGCG